GAACAAAGTTCCAGCTAAGAGATACTCGGTATTATCTAATGCGCCTTTAGTCGCATCGTCAAGAATAAAGTATGGGCCAAGTCCAGATTCTAAGATGTCGAATCCGATTTCAACCTTTTGAGTCGGCATTGTCATTATGTCGGGCTAACCAATACTTGTCCACCAGCAGTTACATACTTATTTATAGTATTTCCTAGAGTCTTTCCGACCATCGCCACGCTCTGAGTCGAATCTGTCTTTACATTTATGTTGATAACTGTTCCCATAGCTACACCTGCACCAGTGAATTGAGCCTGCTGTTGCCTAAACTCCTCCGCAATCGCTAAAGCAGATTGAGCCTGTCTAGGATCTCCGATGTTTCGGGCAAACCTTTCGGCTGCGGCGATTCTCTCGCCTAAATAGTTGTAAACCCCTGCGACATCGGAGGCGGAATCAATAAGGATTCCTGTCGCACCCTGAACCGCAGAAGCAGCAACCGCAACAGTATCGGCTGCGGCAGTCGCAGTCTCGGTTGCTGATTCCGTAGTTTTAGAAACAGAAGTAATGTCATCCTCTGCCCCACCCTGTAATTTATTTAGTTTGTTATAGAACTGCTCTAAAGTTCCCTCGAGACCTCCGAGATCTCCCTTCATTCCAGCTATGTTTTCTTGTAGCTGTTCTCTTATGTCCTTTATCGAATCAACAAAAGACTGATTAGCATCGACTATCGAAGCATCTAGGTCTTTCTTTAGATCGAGAAGAGTATCTACAAGCTCCTGTTGGGTATCTGAGTAAAGCTCTCTTAGCTCTCGGGTCGCAAGCCCTGCCTTATCGTAGATCTCTTGCGCAAGCGAATCCATACCGGTATCGGCGGTATCTTCTACCTCACTAAAAAGTTGCTGTAGCTGTGCCTGTGTCTCAGGAGTAGCGGCAAGAATTGCTCCTGCTAGTTCGTTACCGGTTTCTACTCCGGCTTCGACTACCTGCTCAATAAAGGTTTGCGAGAATCCTGCCGCATTTAGCTCTGCGGCCTTATTTAGAAGGTTGCGAGACTTACTTAGCCTCTCTTGCAAGCCCTGAACTAGATTCTCGACAGATGAGGTCTCTTCGACTGTAAAGATGTCTGTAAGTGAAACCCTTACGGCACTAGCAAAAGCGTTTCTGAGGCGATTCTGTGACTGCTGAACTATACCTGCTAGTCTTTCGGCAAACTGCTCTTCTGTTCTTAGAACCGACTCTACATAATTATCTTTAGCGGCCTTAATTGCGCTGTTATAGGTCTTCTGTGCGTTAGCGAGACTCTTTTGCGAATCCTTAATAAACCTTTGAACTCTGTCAAATGCAGATGGTCCTGTGCTTATTGGTGTGTTCAAAGCAGCTTTGACTTCGGCTCCCCTACCCGATGCCTCGCCTGTAAGCAGACCCATTCGTGCGAGGCCGTATTGTCTTGCCGTATCGTTTAGGGCTTTGGTTGCGTCTGCTGTTGCATAAATCTCAGCACGAGCACCATCAAGCTTTAGGTTGTTGAATCTATTGATCTCACCAGCAGCTCCCTCAAGTGCCTTGTCTACCTCTGGAATGGTATTTACAAAATCTAAAGTGTCTGTAGTTAGGAATCGCCAGACCTCTCCCCAGTCTCCTCGCTTTGCCGCTTCGAAAGCATATCCAATGCCCTTGAAGCCTGCGATAAGAGAAGCGAGCGTAGTAACTAGCCACTCGATTATGCCTATTAGATCCGCTAGGAAATCAGCGAATCCCTCCGCATCTCTTTTACCGCCTGTAATAGCACCAAAGAGAAGATCGAAAGCATCGGCTAGGCCATCTAGTGCTTCATTTAGGTCTGTTCCCTCGGTAAAGGCCTGCTCGAATACCTCGGCAAGAAACTCTAGGAAGTCTGCTACTGCCGGGCCAATCTTCTCCGCAATGTCTTTGAATACAGGCAGGAGGTCATCTTTAGCAATTCCGACTAGCTTTTCAAAGGAGGGTAGAAGAGCCTGCCCGATTTCCGCCTGTATGTCGGTAAAGCTAGCCTCGAGTATTCTCTGCCTGTTAGCTAGCGAGTCGGAAGTATTAGCGAAGTCTCCGGCGGTCTTATTAGTCGATTGAAGCAAGAGGCCGTATCTAGCCTGAACCTTCTCGGTTTCGGTTAGCTCTTTTCCGACTTCTCCAATGCCGTTAGCCATTGCATAGGCTTTTACCTCGGAGTCGAGAAGGTTTATACCGAATCGCTTTAGCGGCTCTGCCTCGCCAGATAGACCAGACTGGAAGACCTGTAAGGCTTCGGATACATCAATGTTGAAGACCGAAGCAAAGTCTGCGGCTCTAGTTGTAATGTCTCCGATAAAGCCGGCTACATCTCCGCCTTGCCCTACAACTCTTTCAGCAAAAGCTGAAAACCTAACAGCCGCTTGATTGAACTCGGTTCTTGCTACACCCAAAGACTCTGCCGAAGTCTCTCCGATTCTTAGGATCGCATCGGCGGCATCACCAAAGGCTACATTTACAGCGTTAGTTGATTCTTGTAAGTCCGAAGCTGCCCGAATAGAATCGACAGAAAGTTTTGTAATAGCGGCTGCTCCGGCTGCGGCGGCAATACCGATTCCCTTGAAGGTATTAGTAATACCCTTACTTACGCTTTGCAGAGATCTCTCTGCGGCCTTTATACCCTTGTCATTCCAGACAGATTTGAGAACAACTCTTACAGACCCGGCCATTAGTTACCTTTGTTAGCAATTATGTAGTATTTAGTAATAACTTTGTCTATCTCTCTCTCGACAGCATCAAGCTTTCCTTCGAGAGCTTTCCAAGCAAATCTAGAAGGCGATCCATAGCGAGACTGCAATTCCTGAATCATCTTTGCTCCCTGCCCTGCTAGCCTGTGCCTTCTGCGCACGATTTCGCCATTTCTCTTGCGGTAGGAATACATCCGAGAGACTCCAGAGAAGTTTCCCCTGCTAGCTTTACCTGCCATATCGGCCATAGAGACCGCAGGGCTGTTTACGATAATTTTCACTAGCGAAGTCGTAAGGGTGTTCTTACCTCTCTTCATCGCCTGAGAAATAGTTGTCGATTTAGGGTTTAGAGCCTTACCCTTCCTATCGGCTAGGGCAAACTGGCCTGTTCCCTTCCAGTTCAAGCGACCCTCATTGATCGAATAGCCGCTTGTGCCGGTTCTTTTATTAGTCCACTTTACGACCTGCCCCATACCGCTTAGAGGAGGCTCATTAGGGATAAGTTTCTTTATCTCTTCATTTACGGGTTTTGCGATAGCTCTAATCTCTTTGCGAAAAAGCTTAGATAGATCTCCCTCGATGTCCTTTAGCTTGCGAACCATCAACCGAACATCATTAGAGTTCAGTTCAAGAATAGGACTTAGCATCAGACACCTCTATAACATTCTACCTAAGAGAAAACCGCCTATTTCTAGGCGGCCTCTAGTTTTTACTTAGCTCTTGCGCTCTCCAAACTAGGTATCTTCCCATAGTCCAAAGCATACGCTCATCGAGCTTCATTAGATCTACCGGGCTTATTTTGTATTCATAAGCCAGATTGACTAAATACCAATGCGCAGAGCTAGAGCCTAGCCCTTCGATGCTTTTGGGTCTACAGCTCCGATGTTAGCAACTCCCTCGACCCAAGTATCAAAGTCTGCGGTTATTTGCTTTTGTCTGGTTAGCGAAGACCAAGCGAGCCAGAGCAGGTGACTTATCTTCATCTCCTGCCCTAGCTTCGCTATGCTTAGGTTGTGATGGGCTTCGAACTTCACCATATCGGCCATCGTGACCTTTACAGCTTCCTTCTTGCCATCCTCTAATTCAACCTCTAGTTGCATTTGCATAAGGTCTATCCTTTCTGTTTTTTATTATTTTAGGACTCTGCCCGAGCGATTTCGCCTGTAATCGTCCAAGTGAGATTTTGTACTGCCAAGTCACCGACCGCACCCGAGATTGGGGTTAGGTTATCGACAAGAACAGTGAACTCATACTCAGGTGCTGAAGTTCCAGTTGGGGTTCCAGCAGGGTTGATGGTTACTGTTGCGATCGTGTTCCATAGTGGAAACAACACGCCATCGAGAGCGGTGCTTGCGTAATCGTTGTGCATAGAAATTGTGACCGAGCCACCCTTTAGGCCACCCTTGTAGGTGCGAAATCCAGAGTCACCAAAACTGGTGGTCTCGATCGCATCTGAGGTGAGGGACAGTTCAACCGAATTTACCGACTGAGAAATTGCTGTGCCGTTTAGAGCAACAACAACATCTGTCAGAACTTGCTTTGCCATTTATTTTCTCCTTGTTTTAGCTAGCTAATACACGAACATTGAACTCGGCTGCCAGATAAGTTATATCTGAGATTACAACTGAGCCGTAATTCGTCATTTCGGTCACTATGCAGTCAAAGGCCTTACCGCCTAGTGTCCTATTAGATTCTACCGCAAGCGATACACTCGAAGCTCCGGTAGAAGAGCAGTAATCATCTAGCCTTTTCTGTGCGGATCTTTCATCTACCCTGCCAACTATTACCTGAACAGCAAAGTTGTATTCGGTCATTCCTCGCTTGAAATCTTGGTGATACTGAACCCTGTTTAGCTGAATAGTAGCTATAGGCGGATTAGGGTTATCCGGAATAAAGGCAGAAGTTCTTAGGCCGCTAATAGTAGCGAGATTAGTTGCGATTCCAGAGCGAAGTTCATCGATACTGGCCATTACGCCATCCTTATTTTCCTGTATGGCTCAATAAGGTGCTGAACATCGGGGTCTAACCTAAATCCGACTCGGATAGAACCATACTCTCCGGAGATAACTCCAAGCGGAGAATCTAGCCTCTTGAAAATCCTCGATCCGAGAATAACTGTTGCCTGCGTTACTGCAATCGGTATAGAAGACCAACCCCAGACTCCGGTAATCCTTACAGTTGCCTCTCCGCCTCTAGTTGGAAATAGATAGTCTTCTACTGCCCTAATTTGGGTGTAGGAAGTATCTATACCGCCACTAATACCATTTAGCGGCTCTGCTTGCCAGTCTGCGGCTGTCCAAGTCGTATCGTAAGACTCGCCATCCTCGGAAGTCTGAACTTGACTTAGGGTAATAAAGTCATCGGTTGCGCATACATAGTTATCGAGCGGTGCGAAAATCTTTGTTGCTGTTCCTGCGTTATAGAAAAACCTCTCGGTATAAGAATCAATTTGCCTAGAAGCTGATTCAACCGCCATCTCTAGAAGGCTATCGTCATAGGAATCAGAAACTCCTATTGCCGCCTTGATTTGTGCTAGAGATGCATAGCCATTTGTGATTGCCATAAATCCTCCGGCTTCTATTCTACCTCTCGCAGTTCAGCGATGATTTTCTGAAAGGTAAGGGTATCGTCAAGGACATTTATACCGGGATCGAACCAGTCGATAAATTGCACATCATCTCCCTGAAGAATCGTGTTATGCGTAGTTAGGTCTCCGTGAACCTGCTTAGGCTTTCTCTTTTCTAGCAATTCGATTATGTGCTTGCGACTCGGATACCTGCCCGAGTAATCGATAAAGGTTCTTAGATTGATTCCCCTGTGCCAATCGAAAATCTTGCCTCGCTGTAGTTTTTTCTTAGTAAAGAAATTCGACTCAATCTTTAGTTCGTGCGAGTTTTCTCGGGGAGTAGATAGATAGGACTTTACGAGAGTTTCTTTCTTGTCCTTCATTACAAAAACAGGTCTTTCCGGCCCAGAAAGGTGCGACTTACCATAACCGATTATCTTTGCATCTTCGGGGATAAATCCTGCCTTTACAGACTCCTGCCCACAAGCTCTGTCCTCGGTAGCTATCTCTGCGATAGTCATAGTGCCTAGAGATCTAACGACTTTCATAACCTCCGAGAAGTCTCCTCTAATGTGATGTATAACCGACATAGCAAGAACCATATCGAAATGCTCTACCTCGGAGAGAGTGCGGAGATTTTCTAGGGTAAAGGTCTTCTGTAGCAAAACAACCCGAGTATTTCCGTTTTCCTCGAGTATTTGCTTTAGCCAATTGCCATAGATGCCCTCAATGGCTACAACTGTGCAATCGGGAAAGTCTTCGGTTAGTCGAATCGAGAAATAACCTAAGTTAGCTCCGATGTCTAGAACAGTAAAAGGCCTTCTAAACTTTTTAGCCTGAGACTTG